GGCGGCGGAGTTCGACCAGCTCCGGGAGGCGTTGGAGTTGGGGATGGTGAGGCGGGGAGGGTATAAGGCGGGCTCGCCGTTCGATGCCGTGGGGGTTGAGCGGGTGGTGAAGGCTCGTTTTCTTCTGGACGTGTTGGAGGGGTTGGTGGCGAAGGCGGAAGGGGGCGACTGATGCACGTTGCCATACCGAGCAAGGGGAGGCCTGGGGACGTGCGGACGCTGGGGGTGATTCCTTCGGCAACGGTATACGTGCCGGAGGTGGAGGCGGGGGCGTATCGGAAGGGGGGAGCGGAGAAGGTGGTGGCGGTCCCGATGGAGGTGCGGGGGATCACGCGGACCCGCAACTGGATTTTGGACACGGTGGAGGAGAACGGCGGGGCGCGGGTGGTGTTTGTTGACGATGATGTGAAGGCGTCCGGCTACTTCGAATTGTTCACGTTTCGGGCAAAAATCCGCAGACTGTCTGAGGAGAAGTGGCTGGCGGCGTGGGGGCGGCTGTTCGATCTGGCGGAGGGGTTCGGGTTGCGGGTGTGGGGAACGGGAACGGACGGGGCATTGCGTTCGGTGTATCCATACCGGCCTTTCGTGCTGCACACGTACATCACGGCATCCTGCATGGGGATGTGGGCGGCGGGTCCGGCGCGGTTGCGGTTCGATGAGGCGTACCCGGTAAAGGAAGATTACGAGCTGGGGCTGCGGTGTTTGAAGGAGGACGGCGGAGTGTTGGGTGCGCGGTTCCTGTTCTGGGCAAACGACCATTGGGGGAAGTCTGGGGGGTGTAAGGACTACCGGACGCAGGAAATGGAGGAGGATTGCATCCGGCGGTTGATCCGGCAGTACCCGGGGCTGATCCGTAGGGTGACGCGGGGCGGGTCGGAGTACAGCATAGAGTTGGATTTCTAGCCATGCGCGTCCCGGAGTTGGCGGTGTATTTGGACGTTTCACCGCGCCGCGTTCAGCAGATGGTGCAGGAGGGAGTGTTGCCGGCACCGATCGGGGCGGAGTACGACGCCAGGGCCTGTATCAATCGGTATATCCAGTCACTGCGGGCGCAGCGAGACGGGGGTGGAACGCTCACCCTGACGGACGAGAGGACGCGGTTGGCGCGGGCGTCGGCGGACGAAAAGGAACTGGAGCTCGCGCAGCGGCGCGGGGAGATCGTGGAGACCGCGTGGGTGGTGGAGGCGTTCGGAAGAATTATGGAGACGTTCCGGGCGCGTATGTTGGCGATCCCGGCGAAGGTGGCGCCCCTGGCCTTTGAGTGTGCAACGGTGGCGGAGGTGAAGGGAGTTGTGGAGAAGGAGTTGCACGCGGGACTGACGGAACTGTCCTACCCGAAAGGCAAGGTGCTGTCGGCGTATGTTGGACGCAAGAAGCGAACGAAAAAAACGCCTCGACCTCGCTGAACTCCTGGTGGGGATGGTCCGGCCTCCACCCAAGCTGAGCATCGACGCTTGGGCAGACGAGCATCGGATTCTCGCATCGGAGACTTCGGCGGAGCCCGGGCGGTGGAATACATCGAGGGCGGAATACCAGCGTGGACCCATGCAGGCGATGTCGGACCCAAGTATCCACACGGTGGTGTTGAAAACATCGTCCCAGGTGGGCAAGACGGAGATCCTGAACAACGTGGCGGCGTATTACATCGACCAGGACCCGAGCCCGATCCTGGTGGTGCAGCCCACGGTGGATCTGGGGAAGGCGTGGAGCAAGGACCGGCTGTCCACTCTCCTGCGAGACACGGACACGTTGCAGGGGAAGGTGAGGGAGGCGCGAACCCGGGACAGTGGGAACACGATGCTCCACAAGACGTTTCCCGGGGGTCACATCACAATCACCGGGGCCAACTCCGCCTCCGGGTTGCGGATGCGGCCGATTCGGGTGGTGTTGTTGGATGAGGTGAGCGCGTACCCGGCCAGCGCGGGGAGTGAAGGCGACCCGGTAAAATTGGCTTTCAAGAGGTCCACCACGTTTTGGAACAAAAAGCACTTCCTCTGCTCGACCCCAACGACCAAGGGCTTTTGCAGGATAACAATGGCCTATGACGAGAGCGACCAGCGGAAGTTCTGGGTGCCCTGCCCGCATTGTGGGGAGTTGCAAATCCTGATGTGGTCCGGGGTGCGGTGGGATAAAAACAAGGACGGGACGCACAAGACCGACACGGCTGGGTATGAGTGCTGCGGGTGTGAGGTGCGGTGGACGGACCCGGAGCGGTTCCGGGCGGTGCGGGCCGGGGAATGGATCGCGGAGGGGGATTCCCGGGGGGTTGCGGGATTCTGGCTGAACGAAATATACAGCCCGTGGGTGCCCCTGTCGGAGATGGTGGAGAACTTCCTGGAGGCCAAAAAGAGCCCTGAAACCTTGCGCGTGTTCGTCAATACCTCGCTGGGGGAGGAGTGGGAGGAGGACGGCGAACAGCCGGACGATGGGGAGCTATACGGACGGCGGGAGGAGTACGCGGCGCAAGTGCCACAGGGGGCGGCGGTGGTGACGATTGGGTGCGACGTGCAGGGGGATCGGTTGGAGGCGGAGTCCGTGGCGTGGGGGGCGGGGGAGGAATCCTGGCAGGTGGAGTACAAAGAGTTTTGGGGCGACCCGGAAGGGCAGGAGGTGTGGGCGCGGTTCGATGAATGGGCGCGGAAGCCGTTGGAGCATGAGTCCGGGGTGACGTTGCGGGCGGCGGCGGTGTGCATTGATTCCGGGTATCTTACCAAGACGGTGTACGCGTACACGAAGGGGAAGAGCAAGCGGAGGGTTTTTGCGATCAAGGGGGTGGGGACAAACGCGCACCCCCCGGTGGGGCGGGTGTCCCGGGGGAATAAGCAGCGGGTGCCGGTGTTTCCTGTCGGCACGGACACGTTGAAGCGCACCCTTTACTCCCGGTTGAAGCAGGAAGAGCCGGGGCCGGGATATATGCACTTTCCGATGAAAGCGACTGCGGATTATTTCCGGGGGATCACGGCGGAGAAGGCAGTAACACGGCACCGGAACGGGTTTCCATTCCGGGAGTGGGTGAAGGTGAGGGAGCGCAACGAGCCCGTGGATTGCCGGGTTTATGCTATGGCTGCGTTGGAAATTCTAAATTGTAACCTTGACAAGTTGGTGCGGAATCTGGCAAGGAGGGTGGTGCGGGTTGAGGATAAAGCAGCGGGGGAGGCGTCGGTGGAGGAAGAGAAGGCCGATGAATTGACCCAGGAACAGGAAGTGCCGAGGCCGCGCAAGCGGAGGCGACCCCGGACAGTGGGAGGCTTCACCAACGGGTGGCGATAGTTCAGCCGGTGGGAGAACGTCGCCCTTTTTTTGTGCCTGTAGTCTGACAATCAGGAGGGTTCCCGGGAGGTCGGCAGGCCAAACGGGCAACGCACGAAAGGCGGCGCATCTGGGTGCCCAGCACACCCGGTGCGCCGTTTTTCGTGGCCCGATCATAAGGGGTAAGAGATGGCGGCGACGGTGGCGACGGTGGAACCCCGGGAGATCCGGGCGGGAAGTACCGGGCGATGGGACCGGACGTTGGGGGATTACCCCGCGTCCGCATGGACCCTGACCTACCGGCTGTTGAGTTCGGCGGGCACTCACACGTTTGACGCGACGGCGGACGGGGACGTGTTCGCGGTGACGGTGGCGGCGGCGACGACGGCGGCGTGGCCCCCGGCGGATTACGAGTGGGTTGCAACGGTGACGGACGGGACGACGGTGGCGACGGTGGGAACCGGTGTGCTGACGGTCCTGTATAACCCGGGGACGGCAACGGCGGCGGTGGATGTACGGTCGCAGGCGCAGCGGAACCTGGACGCGCTGGACGCGGTGATGGAGGGGAGGATGACAAACGATGTTGCATCCTACACCATCGGCGGGCGGCAGTTGTCCAGGATGGGGGCGGAAGACCTGTTGCTGTTCCACAAGTACTGGAAGGGGAAGGTGGCAAACGAAAGAGCCGCAGCGCGGCGCAAAGCGGGGCGGCGTGATCGCCGGCAGATTGGGGTGACGTTTTGAGTCTGTTCGGTGGGTGGTTCAAGTCGGCGCGGCAACGGCGGCGGAAAGTCCGGGCGGAGTTCGATGCGGCCAGGATGAACCGGCTGACGGCGGATTGGGGAACAACAGTAGCCAGCGCCAACCTGGATATGCGGTGGGCTCTGGAGACGTTGCGGGCCCGGTCCCGGGGGCTGGAACAAAACAACGCCTATGCCCGCAAGTATCTGACCCTGGTGGAGATGAACGTGGTAGGAGCGGCGGGGGTGACGCTCCAGAATAAGGCGGTGACAGAGACAGGGGATCTGGACCGATCGGCAAACGACAAGATCGAGGCGGCGTGGAAGGGGTGGGGGCAGCGCGGGGTGTGCGATGTGTCGGGGAGATCCACGTGGCCGGAGTTGGAACGGCAGATCGTGAAGGCCGTGGCCCGGGATGGGGAGGTGTTGGTGAGAAAGATTCGCAAAGCCAAAAACCCATACGGCTTTGCGGTGGAGGTGAAAGAGGCGGACTTCCTGGACACAAGCCAGAATATGCGGTTGGAGAACGGGAACCGGATCGTGCTGGGGGTGGAGGTGGATACCTTCGGCAAAGCGGTGGCATATCACCTGTTCAAGCATCACCCCGGGGACCTGCTGCACAACGGCCGGGAACGCGAGCGGGTTCCGGCAAAAGATATCGTCCATGTATTCCTCCAGGGGCGTCCGGGGCAGGTGAGGGGGTATCCGTGGGCACATGCGGTGATGGGGGAGATGAAGCAACTGGGGGCCTTTGAGGAAGCGGCAGTGG